AACGGGATGAAGCTCGAGCTCAACTTCGTATCGTCCGATCGATTCTCGACGAGAACGTCGGTGAGCTAGGTGAGTTGCGCCAGAATCTCACTCACGCTTCCGAAGAAGTCGCCAATTACAGTCGTCTCACCTTCGCGTTGTCCGACATCATTCTCCGCATGGCAGCGGAACTTCCAGTCGCCCAACGTGAACGCTACATGCGTCACTACGAAGCCGCAGTCGCCGACTTCGATCGTACCGCAATCATCGACCTTACGGCTAGTGATGAAGAAATCGAAGAATAAGTACAGAACAATACAGTTGTAACTGAACCTTGATTACCAAAATGTTCTATTTTACAACTCATCATGTTCATTCGGCAACGGCTGCACCAACGCCATATCGTAATCAATCTGGCGATTACGATTACGAATCTGGTCTCGACGTAGACGGTACAGCCTTTGCAATTGGCTAATACCGTCACGAGCCGACTGAGTCGTCTGTGCCTTGATATTCGGACGGTGATCTGAATCGACATCCGAAACACTGGCTCTCGCGCGAGCCAGCTGATCTGTGGATACTGGAGAGGGTTCCTCTAATGCATCAAAGCCAAACGGTTAGGGTTCGCATTAACACCTGGCAAACCACCCCGTCCGGCAACGGCATTCATTGCCATCTGCAATCCAGTATTCACAGCGGCTCCGCCTACACGTTGCAGAAGCGGGATGGCGACCTGTTCATAAACAGCCGCACCTGCATTCGCAGCTCCACGAGACAAAGCCTCAACACCTCGAGAGATGTATGAACTTTGCTCCGCTTCAGTGTGAACGAAGTCCGTTTCACTCTGCATGGTACTAACGGCACCAAGAATGCCGGGGCTATTCGGAGCCGCTTGAGTACCAATGATAACACCGCTCTTGTCTGGAATACCTTCAGACAATAACGCGTGTTCAACACTCAACGCATTCGCGTTGATTGGGGCACCTTCAATCATGATAACGATGGTAGCCCATGCATAATCAGTTTGAAATGTCTGAGCCCCCACTGCGTTCGCAGCACCAGTGCTAGACGAACTATATCGGAAAGCGGTATCATCCAACCACTTGTTAATTACCGTGACTGGCGCTTGCGTCAAACTGGCAAGCGTAAATCGACGGTAATGGCTCAAACCACTCATTTGAGCAATAGTTGTTGGATACCGAATGCCCTGATCAGACTCAACAGTATGTTCAGTCGACAATCCGACATGAACAAAACCTGAAGCTGATGTAGGGGCAAGTGGACACGACAATCGAATTGCGTGTGCTACAGGACGACTCAACTCGATCGCGGCTACATACGAAGCACGCTTTGCTCGATTTTCCGTACGCCCTGCTGTGGTCCATAGACCCCAGTCAATAGTTGTACCCGGCACAGGAGTTACGACACCCATTGTATAATGGGGACGAAATCCACGTGCGGTCAAATCTGTCGAATTGGCTGTTGTTGACACAGTCAAAACATCACAATCGTAATTGGCCAAAGACGGCATCGTATTCGAGTCCGGAATCTTTGCGCCAAAACATCGCGTATCAAACGGATCCAACTGGGCTAAAGCCCACTTTGTGCCAGGCGAAAGCTCACCTGGACACAAGCAAGGATCACGTTTTCGACCTGTACGACTCACACCACTAGTGGTGCGACGCACAGTCGTACGACGACGTCGCGTATACGTCACAGTTCGCCGACGGCGGCGATATGCTGGACGACGACGACGGTATGCCATTCTTCTATTTTCGAAAGTTGAAGTTGAACTACGTACTTCAACAAAAATTCGAAAATGACGTGCTAAGTTATCGAAAACTTGCACTCTGCACATTGCACATTGTGTAATGTGTTACACACTTACACATTTGTGATGTGCAACCCTAAACACTGCACATTGCACACAGCTACTGTGGGTAATACTAAGGCGCTACGCGCCTCCCACAGTAGCTGCAGTTGGAGCAGTGAGTGTTGGTCGCTCCCGTTGGTCGCTCCTTCTTTTGGCGTTTGCGTGGCCAGGTTCGCTTCGCTCCCGGCCAGCAAGGCAGAGAATTTTTTCCAAAATCTCAAGCAAGTCGTCGGCATGTTGGGGAATGGGTCATTTCTCAATTCACCTTGGAACACTCAAGTAAATGACATGCGGCCCGGAGATTCACGACAACGTCGATACTGTTTCACATGGAACAACTATCCGCTTGACGCCGAGGAGCAGCTACGCTCCCTTGCGGAACGAAAGCGGATCACCTACATGGTGGTCGGACGCGAGCGTGGAATTCAGGGGACGCCGCATTTACAAGGTTACATGCATTTCGCCCACGCGATCACGTTCTCAGCCCTTAAACGGCTTCTACCGACCGTGCACTTCGAGCGAGCTCGAGGCACTGGGTTGGACAACCAACTTTACTGCACCAAGGAAGGGGATTTTTTCGAAATTGGTGAACTTCCTCAAGACCCTGGGGAGAAAACCAAAATCATCTGGCATGATATACTTGCGGCCGCAGAGAAGGGGAACTGGTCGTTTATCAAGTCAACTCAACCGCGAATTTGGATCACACTCAGAGAACGACTTCTGAGTATGAGAATCCCAGATTCCAAAGTTCTTGACGGTGATACCATGAACGAATGGTGGGTGGGACCAACCGGTTCAGGAAAATCAAGACTTGCTTGGGAAAAATACGGAGAAATCTGTTACCAGAAACAACTCAACAAGTGGTGGGATGGATACGACGGTCAACCCGTCGTAGTCATCGAAGAGTGGAGTCCGAAAAACGACGTCACGGCCTCTGCGTTGAAAATCTGGGCTGACAGATATCCATTTTCGGCACAAATCAAGGGTGGTATGTTACAAAAGATTCGTCCGTACAAAATCATCGTTATCTCCAACTACCGGATCGAAGATTGCTTCATCGATAGTCGGGATGCGGCTCCGATCGCACGTCGGTTCACGGTGCGGGAATTTCCGAGCATGCTGAATGATGCGGCAACGGAAGCAGACAACTTCATTGCGACTTACGGAATCGGTGATGAGTCCGTCGCAACACCTGCTACCGCGCTCGGCGAGAACGATGACGACGAAGAAGAACTCGACATCATACCCGAAGTCACGACTCCAGTACAATTTTCCGGTCACGATTGGGTGCAGTACGCATCGGATTATGACTTCAACCGGTTGCTTGACTTGAGTCAACATCATTGAGTGTTGGTCTTTGCATTATTGGATATGGGACTAGTTCATGACTTGTCAAATTGCAGAATGAGTTTTTACGGAGTTTCCTCGTCATGTAAAAATTTATCCGCTACGGGTAATTTCGCTCGTTACTACATTACATTCGTCTCGCTCATACGCATCCGCGCGGCCCTACTCTCCTAGAATTTATAGCATATCCTCCAAAACGTCCTACAAAGCCTCATTCTTCAATTGTCCAAGTCAAGACCAAGTCGCCATGTCCAACAAACGCGAAAGCCCGAACGACATCAACGATCGTCCTCCTCAACGTCAACAACGCGGTCAACCCGATATTCCGACGCTTCTGCTCCAAGTGTGGCCGGAAATGGTCATGGAGTATCGTGAACAACGGGATGAAGCTCGAGCTCAACTTCGTATCGTCCGATCGATTCTCGACGAGAACGTCGGTGAGCTAGGTGAGTTGCGCCAGAATCTCACTCACGCTTCCGAAGAAGTCGCCAATTACAG